GATAGATGGGAAGATAGATGGTTTGAGTCAGATTGGTATGACACTAGAACTATTGAAGACTTCTTATATGATAAAGAATTTGAAAATCTTGGTCAAGAACTTGACGCTTACGAAGATTAATCGAAATATAATACGATTAACCTCAGATAATAATAATAAATAAATAAAATATGTATTGTAGATGTGGAAACACTGTGCACCCAGTGCGTTTAGAATTAGGTTATAAAAACTGTGTAAGTTGCAGTACAACTAAAACTTACTCGTATGTACCTATTATCACCCATAAAACTGGTAATACTATACAAATAGTATCGCAGGAAGTTTCCGCATCAGTACATAAAGCATGGAGACGTAAATAATATGAAAAATAAAGGTAGAAAATATGTATTTGTACTCGACTATGAAGATGGCAGAGCATATAGATATGATGTGTGGATAGATGATTCAGAAAA